TGTTTCAGCTAAAATAAATTGCCTAACTCCGCCATTAAAAATTTCTATTTTGGGTGTTTCCCAGTGATCTACAAATGTTCTATTGCAATAATTTTTTACTAAGTCCGAAACTTTTGGAATGATAAAATCAATAGCAGCGTCGTCGTTAGTACTCTTAATTCCAGCATAGGTTTTATAGTCTGCTTTTGTTGTAAGATTTAATCCCATGTTTACCTCGCTTGTTTTATAAAGGCACATAATACCTTTATAAAACAAGACCCCGAAGGGTCTTGTTAACATTTACACTATCTGATTAAGATGCTGTGTACTTGTGTGCTGTAACAGCGTTACCTAAGTTAGTAGTAACACGTGTCATACCGGTACGGAGGCTAGCCACCATAACGCGACGCTGTGTTTCAACCAATTCTAGGGTATCAATGCGGAGACCGCGCTGGTTACCAACAATAAAGTTGCCTGGGTTCACGCAGATAGCACCTGCAACGCCAGTACCTGGTGAAGCAAACTCTGCAGAGACCAACACTGGGCTTCCACCGATTTGACCGATTTGACCAGTCAACAATGTAGCTTGTGAGCCAACTTGGTTCATTGTTTGGAAGGTTGTGTCTTCCAGCAATTGGTAATATGTATCAGTATTAATGATATAAATTACTTCTGCAGGATCGAGACCCCAAGCACCCAAACCTTGACGCAATGTACGCAATTTAGCAACGTTCATGCCAGCAGCAACAGTGTTACCAGTAGCAGTAGTGTTAGCAGCCCAGATGCTCAATCCTTTAACGGGATCAGAACCAGAACCTGCACCTAACAAGAAAGCCTTGTCAACGGCGCGAGCAACACGACGAACCATACCATCACGGATGATTGGCATCAAAGCCAACAAAGCATCTTCTTCTTCTTCATATGCTGTATACTCGTTTGTAGCGAGTTTATATGCATTCAAAGTGATTTCTTTGAGGGTGTGGGTAGCATTGCCACCAGCTGAAGGACCGGCTGCACCAAGGGTAGCAGGAACGGCACCAAACTCAGCGTTAGTAACCCAAGTAGCAGTTCCTGCTTCTGGATTCACTGGAATGGTCATAACGTTGGTTTGCATAGCAATGTTGCGGAAAATAGGAGCAACAACTAAGCGACGACGAACTTCAGATTCAAGGTTCAAAGAAACTTCTTGTTCCCATGTAGCTGAAGGCACGTGAGCACCGTATTTTTGCACTAAATCGCGGCCAAGACGTGTACCGTCGATTGACTTGCCAGCCATTTTAGCTAAGAAAACTGCCTTTTCTTTGTCACCGTAAGACATACCGTCTTTGGCTTCTTGGAAAGACATTTTTGATTTTGTGATTGCTTCGATTTCTGAAGCTTTCTCTTTTAAAGAGGCTTCTAAACCAGCGATAACTGATTTGCTAGACTCTTCAGCAGATGCTAAACGCTTCTCAACTTCGGCCAAGAGCTTCTCAGCACCTGTGTCCACAGTAGAGATAGAAGCAACAGCGGCTTTAACGCGTGCATCTAATTCAACTTCAGCTTTTTCAGCAGCAGCTTTTTCAGCCAATGCTTTTGCTTGTGATTCGACAATGGCTTTTGCAGTTTGCTCAGCCGCTTTGTTAGCTGCATCAGCTAACATTTGTTCTAATTGTTTTGGATCCATTTCCATTTCCTTTTTGACTTCGCTGCTTGCTTCCGTTGAGGATTCTAGCCCTTTAGCTGATTCGCTGTTGGGTGCAAACTGCATTTTGAAAGATTTAAATTCTTCGGCTGTATCAAACGCCTTAGAAAGACTAAATAGTGTATTTTGATTAGCTGGTACTGATACTACTGAAATTTCATGTAGTTCCAATTCCTTTACCACAAACAGCTCTGCAGCTGAATTGTACTCCGCATCTACGATTCGGAATCCGATACTAAACGCCGTTAAAACGCCGTCTTTTACAAGGTCGAACACTTCACTGGCTGCTGCTGAGATACGGGCTTTTACCCATAAACCTTTGCCGTCAATCCTGTGATCTACCATTCTACCAACTGGCTCGCTATGGTCATGGTATGCTAAAATTACTGGATTTTTCAAGTAATTTGAGATACCTTTTTCCCATACACTAGCTGGAACAATATCGCCTTGACGATCTGCGTCGTTGGTACTTGCGTATCCTTCGATTGTGATACTAGCGATTTTTCCGTCGGTGGTAGCTGGTGGAGTTTCGCTCTTGATAAATGAACTGTTTAAAAACAGTATTTTACTTTTATCTACCATATTACCCCTTTATTGCTGATTATCTGTGGGCCTACCACCTGTCGACGGATCAGCAGCCGAACCCGCGATATTAGCGGGTATTCTTATTTCGTCATTCCCAGTAATTGGGTCATAACGTAATTCTTTTCTTGCTTCATTAGCTGTAATGATGCCTGCATTGACTAAAGTCGAATGGTAAGCAGCAATATCTTTTAATTCTGGTTGTAGTGCCGATACTGAAGCAGTAATTGCTTCAACATCATAACCATAATATCGTTCTAGCGCAGACACGAATTTACGAACCACGGGCATTACTGTTTCTAAATAAAATAATCGTAAATTAGGCGAAATGTTAGCATTGTTTCCACCAGCTAATAAAATAGGCGGTATACCAATACATTGCATAATTAGTTCGTTGTGTGTTTTAATAGACTGATCAAAGTCCATGTCTTTGAAGTTTTGATTTGATACATTAGCAGGTTTCAGTCCTGAATCCAAAATTACAGGACGCTTTCCGCCTTGTTTAGTTGAATATTTCTGTAACCAGTATTGTATTGTTTTTTCTTTTGCAACTTGTGAAAGTGTATTTTCTGAAGTTAAAACTAAACCAAATACAGCTCCGTTATCAAAAAAGTTCTCTTGAAACTCTTTCATTGCGTATAAGGTAGCCATTGATCGTTGTGCTGCTTCTAAGCGCGAAGCACCTCGATATATTGACTGTGAATTTAAATCACGGAAGTGAAATACTTCGGATTCTTTAAAATCAACCATGCCGTTGTAACGATAGCCACGAATAAACGTTTTGGTATCCGTTAAGATTTCTACTGAACCTGCAGGCAAGTGATACATAAATACACCATCAAAGTGTACAAACACATTACCTTCTAAGATCAAATCTGTAAAAATCGCTTGGCGAAATTCTTGGGTGCTTTGATAAGGATTAGGTCGGAAGTTTAAAAGTGTGTTTAGCGACTTTTGACGAATTCCAACAACAATGCCTTCTGCGATCTTATCTTTTACGTCGTAATCAAGTGAAGCAGCTGCATTAACAAGCATACTTACCGAACGATTAACCGACTCCAATTTCTGAAAAGCTTGGCGGTATGTTACCTTAGCTTCAGAACCAATTTGTGTACCTGCTTCTTGAGCAATACGTGTTTGTGCTGGATTAAGTTTTTCAACAATCCAGTCTGTAAATCTTGACATAGTTTTCCCTTAAACGAACTCTGAGAAAAAACTACCAAAGCTCTTTTTAGGTATTACAACTGTTTCAACAGCTTCGCCTGTATGTTTTGATCGCTGTGTCTCAATCCAATGAGCCTGTTTCGGTTCCGAACCAGGACGAGGAGCCTTACCATAAACACTATGCAGCGCTACATGATGACGATTACAAAGGGTGTAAACTTGGTCATATAACTCTACTTGATGTTCCGCAATAAACTCATCTCGCACAGATAAAATACCTGCGTCTGTTGAAATATCATAACCCTTAGCTTCAGCCCATTTATCTAGGAGTATAGTAACTGAGTGTAGGTGGTGCAGTTCTAAGTCTTGTGAACCCGAACATATAAAACACCGATCTTTCTTTTCATAGGCTGCTTTAGCCCTATCACGAACCCATTTTACAGGTATTCGTTTATTTGTATTCTTTGCCATTATTTTTAATGTGCTGGATAACATACAAGTGGAACAAAATGCACCACAATTACCTAGTATTATAGCTTAAAAGCAACAAAAAGTCAATGCATAAATTTCTCTTGCTATTAAACAGTATAAGTATACAGTGCATAACGAACTGCGTCAGCCATGTGACTATAATCGTCGTGCATAGGTCGTTCACGTTGGAGCCCCTCACGTTGATCCCAGCGGTACTGGTCAAACATAGCACGTACGTTAGTACAGTGTGGAGCAACCTTTAATCGACCTTGTTGTAGTAAGGTCTGTACATACGCAATGCCTGGTAACACATCTTTTTTGGCTTTGGTAGTTGAAATGTTGTAGAGATAAGCCAAGTCACTAGCAAACTGTGCAGCTGCCGAGTCAATAAATGTAACTTCAACACCATGCTTGTCATTCATTTCAGTAAACGCCACAGCATGCTCTGCGGTCGTTTTTTCCGACTTTAAGTACTCGTCGACAATAAAAAAGCAATCGCGGTTCCAATCGTACACGATAGCGCAATAAGCAGTAGCGTCTCGGTAACCAGGGTCGCACCCAGCAAATGCCTCGCCTTTGAGGTCCTCAGGAATCTCAGTAATATCATCTTCTTTTAGTGCATAAATCTGACCCTCAAATACAGTAAATGAGGCCAGGTATTCTTGTTCAAATTCGGCTTTTGACATAGAGCGTCGCGCTTCCGCAACGTCTGATTCAGCCATACGGGTATTTTCAGTGTAATCAGCTTGCAAGCTAATCCACTCGGGGAATTCAGGATCAAACCCACGATTCCAAAATTGCGAAAACCAGTTGTTACGACCACGTGGGGTTGAGATAAAAATAGCCTTAGCTTGAGGCTTATCAAGGGTTGGACGCAGTGCCACATTAAAGGCGGCTTCACCGCCTTCGCCTAGGGCAGCCTCGTCAAATATGATTAGGTCATATGATCGACCAACAGTACTATCAACGGTACTAAGAGAACCCATACGAATGGTAGAACCGTTGCTGAGTTCGATAATTTTGTCTTTGAGGTTGTCACGTGCGACTTCGAGGTCAAAGTGCTTGATAAGTTTGCGTTGGAGTTCAAATGATATTGATGATAAGTTATAGTTTGGTGAAATGATTAAAACATTTGACCCTGGGACTAAGGTAACAAGTTGACCAATAATATTGGCTATGTAAGTTTTTCCAAGCCTGCGTGCTAGTGCGGCACAGATAAACCTGTACTTGGGATCGTTGACTGCGTTGATTAGGGCAATCTGTGGGCGATTGATTGTATCGTATACATCTAGTAGTTTTAAGTAGTTTGTTATGGGTAGCTTAATAAACCTCTGTTGAGGGTCTATTTCTTGAATTGCATCAACATTGATATCTGGTCGTGAGACTATGAGCATTTTATATTTTATACGTTAAAACTACTTCCACACCCGCAAGTATGTTTGGCATTTGGATTTGTTATAATAAATTCTTTTGTCATAAAAGAACCTTTGTAGTCTATAGTACATCCAGTTAAATACTGCATGCTCATAGCGTCTACTAATAATTTTGAACTATCTAGTGGTACTTCAAAGTCGTCTGCGTTAACAACTTCGTCTAGTGTAAATCCGTAATTAAAGCCCGAGCATCCACCGCCTTGAACAAATGTTCTAAGGTAAAGTAGTGGATTGTTTTCTTCTGCTAATATGTCTAAAATCTTAGACTTTGCAGCATCTGTAATTGTAATCATGAATAGCCGCCTTTATAGCATCTTCTGCTAGGATTGAACAATGAATTTTAACTGGTGGTAATGCTAATTCTGTGGCAATGTCTGAATTGGTAATCGTGCTGGCTTGGTCAAGTGTTTTTCCTTTAACCCACTCTGTGACAAGGCTCGAACTAGCAATAGCCGATCCGCAGCCATACGTTTTAAATTTTGCATCTGTAATAATACCTGTATCATTATCAACCTTTATTTGTAAACGCATTACATCGCCGCAAGCAGGTGCCCCAACCATACCAGTACCAATACTAGTATCACTCTTATCAAAAGATCCGACATTCCTTGGATTTTCATAATGGTCTAAGACTTGTTGTGAATAGCTCATACGCCTTCTCCAGTGATTAAGCGTTGCACAAGTTGTGAGTATTTCGATCCGTCTAAACCTTCATTGATTTGTACGTTAACTTGCTTTTGCGGGCCTGTGGCTTGCTGCGCTTTGGCTAGCTGAATCTCGCGATCCATTAAGTCCATTGACATTTTATGTGACATTTGCAGCAATTCTGCAATGTCTTTGGTAGATCCAGTTTGCGACTCCTCAAGCTCCGAAAACTTTTGTTTGATTAGTGCATCCATAGCACGTCGCATCAAAAATCTGTTGTTGTAGCCTGAGTCAAAGAATACAGAATCAATATATGATTTTACTTCGCGTCTGGCTAAAAGGTTGGTGACGATTTCTGGATCTAGGTCTAGTTCCTGAGCAACGGCCCTGGCATCATTAAGTTGCAGGTAGGCATTGGCAACTTCTAGTGCTTCGGGTGAGATGCGTACTGTTTCTGCAGGTAAATGAGTGGTCATAATTGTGTCCTTTTGTGTTGATTATACCAGTTTAGGGGTGTTTTAGCAAGTGTGGATTTTGGCACCTTAGGGAGTTTGGAAATTTTCCTCATAATGGCCGTGTCAGGGGGCGCATAGGCGGTGGGGTATACCCTAGTCCTCTAACCGCCCTATACCACTAGGGGTATATAAATGTGTACTTTTGTTTGCAGAATAATTGAATACTTGGGTTTTCAATTACATTTTAAAATTAGAGGGTAAACTCTAAAATAAATGTAGACACCTCAACAATTTTGCGCTTATAATAACTCATGTTCAACAAAACAGAGGTTCTCAAAATGGCTAAATCTACACGTTCACCCTTACAACACTTCTTTGCTAAGTCCCTTAAAATGGCACGTTCAAGGGATAAAATGAATAATCGGGTTTCTGACGATAATGTTACTATTGATTATCTTTGCGGATTATATTATGGTCAAGAGGGAAAATGCTTTCATACTGGCGAGCAAATGACCATTGAGCGTGGATTAATCGAAGGTGCTGTTATATTTACATTATGCACTATGGATAGAATAGATAATGCACAAGGTTATAATGTAGGTAATATTATCTTGGCTTGTGATGGTATTAATCGTATGCGCTCAGATATGCCATTATCACAATTTAGGGAATTATGCGCTAGAATCGGAATGAATGCATAATAAGGGGAAACCCTTATTATTATAGGATTATAAAATGAAATATACAACAAAACAAATTACAGAATTTAAATCATTTTGTATTAGGCACGATATTCGATTTAATACAATATCAGAATATCGTTCAGCATTATCACAATATTATATCGGAGAATAAAATGGATTATGAAATTGTAAATGAATATATGGCTAGAAAATACTCTGCATATACTTGGGTTTTAAAACAAGGTAATAATTGCGTTTGGGTTATAATGAATAACCTGAATATGTATTTTACTGTCAAAGATAATAAAATTATTGATATTCAAATAGATTAGGATTATATTATGTATAAAGTAAATAACTGTTTAATATTTAGAAGTTTATCTGCCTTATTATCTTATATTGAATTAAATAAAAATAAGGTAATAACTATTGAATATATTACTGAATATTATCTAGGCGATCCAATGGAACAGTAATATAATCAGATAAT